TTTGGTTGGAGCGCAAACGAGTGCCCGACCTTTTTGCATTTACGATACTACAAGCATCCGCCCTGAAGGATCGAAAGATGCCGACAGCCACATTGATATCGTCAATGTTGAGCTGACTTTAATAGGAGATAACTACGGCACGTTGCAAACTGCCGTTGAAAATATACGCACAACATTTGTGCGAATGAAGGAAACAATTGAGGGCGTGAATGTTCAATCGTGTGGCTTTGATACTCAAAGTGAGGTATTCAATGTTGATGAAGAGACTTTTGCGGTATCAGTTGATTTAGTGTTTAGAATAGTGAAATCATAAAATCAAAAAAAGATGGCAGCAAGTACATCAGTAATGAATAGCACCGATGTTGTAGTACGCATCGGAACTGACGGAGCAACATACGAAACCGTTGGTAAAATGACAAGCGCTTCCTTAAGCGTAACAATGGCAACTCGTGATATTTCCACGAAAGACAGCGCGGGCTGGATGGAAGTATTGGAAGGCCAAAAATCTTGGACTCTATCGGGTGAAGGCTTGGTAGTGTATAATGATGCTGGTAAGGCAACACCTGACGATATCTACGGACATCTAAGCAGCCGCACCGTTATCTACATTGAGTTTGGTTCAGAAGCAACTGATGAGAAATACTACAGCGGTACTGGGTACTTCACTGAGTTCTCAACGGACGCTGGGGTAGAAGACAACGCAACGTTCTCTTTCTCATTCCAAGGAACAAGCACCTTGACTCAAGGTACTCAAGCATAACATAAGTAGGGGGGCTTCGGCCTCCCTATTTTAACATCACACACAACAATGGATACAAACTTGATAAAAGTAGGCGAAAAGACATACCCCGTAAAATACGGGTTCAATGCATTGAGATTGTTTTGCAATGCCAGCAACATTGGACTGCAAGAGCTTGAAAAGATAGGAGAAAACATAAGCATAGACCACGCCATCAATTTGGTATGGGCGGGAATGAAAGACGGTGCACGAGCAGAGAAGCAAGCCTTCGATCTTGACACTGATGACATTGCCGACTTGCTTGATGAGGATATGTCTATCATTCAGCAGTGTATGGAATTGTTTGTTGCCTCGTTTGTGAAGCCAGGAGCTGAAGAAAAAAAGTAAACGCCCAAGCCTCGGAATCCCTTGATTGGGATGCACTGGAAGCGATAGGTTTGGGTGAGATGGGAATGAGCGTTGAGGAGTTCTACAATATGACTCCGCGACAATTCCAAAACAAAAGAGAGGGCTTCCAAAATCGTATTCAGTACCAAACTGAATTGGTATGGGAGACCACGAGGTGGCAAGCAGCGGTAAACATTGCGCCACATACGAAGAAAAGATTAGGCCCGAAAGACTTGGTTGTTTTCCCTTGGGATAGCAAGAAGAAAGTACATAAGGCTGCAACATACGAAGAGGTGCAAGAGGCAATTAAAAAGGTGTTTGGTAAATGAGCCGTACGGATATAGATTTTAAAATTGGCGCGGACTTAAAGCAGTTCCGCGGTGCAATGGGCAACATTGACCACAGCTTAAAGAAATTGAGTGGTGGCTTTGGTGCTTTAGGGGGAGTGATTGGTGCTTCCTTTGCAATTGATATCATCCAGCAGTTTGCTGCTGAATCTATTGACCTTGCCTCAAAGATGGAAGGCGTTGAGGCGGCATTTAATCGACTCAATGACCCCAACCTACTTGACAACTTAAGAGAAGCCACAGCGGGCACCGTTGATGACTTAAAGCTAATGCAGACGGCTGTAAAGGCCGACAACTTCCGCATCCCTATGGATGTGCTTGCAAAAGGTTTGGAGTTTGCACAGCGTAGAGCACAAGCCACGGGTGAGAGTGTTGACTATATGGTTGACTCTTTTGTAACTGGTTTGGGTAGAGAGTCGGTTAAGATTCTTGATAACCTTGGTATCAGTAGCCTTGAGCTTCAAGAGAAAACCAAAGAGCTTGGTTCTATGGCCGCTGCCGTTGGGCAGATAATGGATCAAGAGTTTGAGAAGGTTGGCGCACGCGTTACAACCACCTCAATGAAGATAGACCAGCAACGCGCTTCCATCACCAACCTTAAGAGTGAGATTGGAGAGAAGCTCCTACCCGTCTATTCTGCTTTCCTTACCCAAACCAATAAGGGGCTCGGTAAGCTCAACTTTATTCTTGATGACCAAGAGAAAGGCTACAAGAGGCTTTTTGTTGCTGCCAAATCTTACTTTGACATCACCAAGTTTGGTTTAGATTTAGTCACCAATCCACTTAAGGCCTTATTGGGATTATTTGGAGAAACTGAAGAAGAGGTTGAGAAGGTATCGGTTGAGTTCAATAAAGGACTCCCGAGCATTACTGCGTGGGCTGATAAGTTCGGTCAGATGCAAGAGCAAGCTGATGAGGGTGCAAAGAAACAAAAGGAAGCGGTTGAAGCATACAACAACAAGCTCAAGGAATTACTCCCTACACTGCAAAGAGTATCTTATGAGATCGACCAAGCCTTTAATCCTGGAGAAGACACGAGCGGTAACCTCGCACACAACTTAGGCTTTGCTGAGGTTGATATGGAGCTTGAGCAGTTGGAGAAAACTACCGAAGAGTTTGGCAGTACCTCTAAGAAGACTTATGATGAAATGGTTGAAGGCTTCTTCAACTTTGAACAAGCTACCGAAGAAGCGGCAGATACCTTTGACCACAGCTTTAGAAATATGATTGATAAGTTCCAAACATTCAAGGACGAGTTCTTGATGATTGGAGATATCTTAAGAATGTCTTTTGAAGCAGCCTTCGCACCATTAGAAGAAGGCGAGACACGCCTCGGAAACTTTAGAGAGGCTTTTGTAAAGCAGTTGCAAATGATGGCCGCACAATTACTTGCTACGGCTGCCGCAGCTGCAATACTTGCTACGATCCTTACCATTGCCTTTGGCGGCGCTAATGCTGCTGGTACGGCAATATTCAAAAAGAGCGGAATGGGCTTTGGCGATTTGTTTAGCGGTATGTTCGGACAAATGGGTGGCGGCTTTGGTTTTAATGGCGGCGGCTTTGGCGGCGGTGAGGGTGGTATGAATATCATCGGAATGCTTAGAGGAAGCGATATGCTTGTAATGCTTGATAGAGCTGGAAACAATAGAAATCGTTTAAGCGGAATAGGCGGGTAATATATGGCAGCAGTAAAACTATACTCGGAGTTCTTAAGCTCGCGAGGAACCTACTACAAAGTAGAGATATGGGACGAGGACTATACGGGTACTTCTCCCGATGAATTCAGAGTAGATGGTAATGGTTTTGAGCTGAACTACACGGGCCAAACTGACAACATCTACAGCCCTGTTATTGGCTCAAGCATATCTATGGGTATGTACATCCGTGATGCAGCAACACGAGCCTTTGAAACAAGCCTAAAGAACTACCAAGAGAACCGCTACTACATCAAGATATATAGAGGCCCGAATGATGCCAGCACTACATTCTTTTGGGGCGGTTATATCCTTCAGGATGTTGTCGCTGTAGAAGATGCGAGTGAGCCTTACATTTTGCAGATAAGTGCAAACGATGGTATCGCAAGACTCAAGGACGAGGACGGCCCTACCTCTCTATCTCTAATTGTAACCACAGCAAGAGGTGCAATCGCTGCTATAAACACCTTTAACATCTACGACACTAATGACACGCTTTTAAAAGTAATAAGCAACTGGTGGAGTGATGCACATACTTATAATGCGGCAGAGCAAGCCCTTGAAACAACGGAGGTAGATTGCGATGTATTCCATTCCTTTAGTGCTGATGGATCGGTAGAGAAGGCTTCTTATTATGAGGTGCTCACGGGAATATGTAGAATCTTTGGATTGCGCTTTTATTTCTCCGATGGTAGCTACCGCCTTGAGCAATTGTTCCAAAGGGACAACAGCAGCATCACGGAGTTCAGCTACAATAAGAACGGTGTGCTGCAAGGTTCTTCAGCCGTTACTCGTGATAAGACTATTGACCAAACAAGCAACAAAGCGCGCCTTGCTGGTAATATCTTCAACTTCCTCCCCGCTGTAAATGAGGTGAGGATTGAAACATCAGAGAAGGGACTCGATTATAAGGGTGTCGTTTCTACGCATAACGCAAGCCCTATCATTGATTTGGGATATACTCCTGGAACAGCAGTGAATAACTTCCTTGAGATAACCTTCACTTATAAGGTTACGATGACCTCCAACGTGACGGATAATCCACAATTCTTATGGTATATACTTGATGTTGATGTCATCCAAGATGATGGCACGACGGTATACTATTTACAGCGCGACCATAACAAATTGAAGCCGCTAAGCCAAACGTGGACAACAACGCAAGCAGATGGCGGGTATCAAGTGTTGGTGGGTAGGTTTATTGAGCGCACTGATTTGTCACCCCAACGTCCTTCGGGCACCTTCACTATAGTAACGCCATACTTGCAAACGGATGGCGATATCACCGTGCAGTTCAATAGCAATAGATTCATCAAAGCTGATGGCACTACAAAGGTGTTGAATCCTGCAAACATCGCAACGTGGAAAACTGAGATTGTATCCATACAAAAATCAATAGGAACCAACGGCTATGATATTCGCTCTACGACTACGAACCCCGATATTGATAGCGGTATTGTTTATGATCTTGGCCAAACCAAAGTCTTTGACGGGCCAGGAACGGAAGGCAGCTTGTACAAGAGAAACTCCTTAACCTCTCGCACACTCACAACGGGATGGCGTGAGGGCAATAGCGGCAGCTATGTATCTGCGCAGCGCCTTGTGTGTAATGAGTTCTTGAAACTTATGAATACCCCCGTTAAGAAATACGAGGGGCAGTTCTTTAGCAACAACCACTTTATGACTCGCTTGGTATTTGAAGGTACCAATTGGCTACAGCTTGGCGGTAGATACAATGCCAACAATGACGAGTGGGATGGTGAATGGTTTGGAATCTCAAGGGAAAACATTACCATCAGCAATAGCGATGTAGGAGTTCCAGGTGATCCAGTATTTAGTATTGGCGGAAACAACGGCACGGGAGAGATAAACCTTGCAGCTTTAGATGTTAATGACTTCAATGCGCAAGATGCAAGTGTAGACAACACCGTTGATATTGGTGGCACCTTAGATGTTGCTGGAGACAGCACACTGCAAAATCTTGACCATCAAGGAACCTTGATTCAAGAAGTCACCGACATCACAAATTCAGCGGGTTCAACCTATGATGTTGGGGACACCGAATATATGATGTTCAACACGTGGTCGGGCGGTAATGGAACGGCAACAATCAACTTGCCGCGTGCGGGGGATAACGAAGGGCGTTTGTTGCGCTTTAAATCGGATGGAACCATCGGTGCAAATACATCAATCACATTGTCACCAACATCACCCGACACGATTGATGGCGACCCGGAATTTTCTTTCAACCGCGATTTTGATGGCGTGATGTTATTGGCGCACAATTCCAATTGGTTCATCATTCAAAGGAAGTCGAAATAAAAAAGCCGTTAGGCGATACTTATATTTGTTAAACATAAAACACCCCGACAAGGGGACGCAAGATGAAACAATCTCAATTTTATTACCTCCTACGGAGAGGGTTGTTTATGGGCGGTGGCGGAATATGGGCGAAGTACGTCAACGATTTCAAAGCCCGTGTCATAGCCGATGGCGGAACGATGGAATCACCATCGTGTGCCAAATCCGATGTCAAATTTTTGGTTCAAAACCCCGAACCCGTAGCGTTCACGGGACTGCTCAACGATTACAGCGGAGCGGCGGCAGCATACTCTTTGCGCTTGTTAGACAACACCTACACGGGCAACGCTATCAAAGTGCGTAGAGCATCGGACAATGCCGAGCAAGATATAGCGTTCAGCAATAACGAATTGGATACGGCAACGCTTGAGAGTTTTGCGAGTGGTACGGATGCCTTTGTAACGACTTGGTACGACCAAAGTGGGAATGGGAATGATGCGGACCAAGCGGCTGCATCGGCTCAACCAAAGATTGTGAGTAGTGGTTCTACTATTTTAGAGAATGGTAAACCAGCGATTGACGGATTGAATGGTGCCGTTTTAAAAATACAAGGCATCACAAATTTAACTTTAAACACTTGGATATTTTCAGCAACGAAATCAGATTCAAACGCAAGGATATTTGTTGCTGACAATGGCAGCGCGCCTTATTACGGATGGTCTGGTTCAAGCACGACGGCTGGTAGTGCTGGGAGTGGTGCAACTGCTTATTATTATGCAAATGGTACGGCTATCGGGGATACCCAAAATGATATCGCAACCGCTATGTCTACTCAATCGGTGTTTACTATAAATGCTGATTTATCTGCAATGGACAGATTTTTGACATTAGGTTTTAATACTGGACTTGAAATGTTTAAGACAATACAAGATTGTGTAATATATGACACCGACAAAAGCGCAAACCGCACGGGCATTGAAACGAACATTAACGACTTTTATTCAATCTACTAATGGCGTACTACACAAGCACAACAAAGGCAGATTTGGAAGCCTACAACACCCTTGTAACGACTG